TCTTCTGGATATTCTGAAGAGGTTGATACTGGACAAGTCGATGAAAATAATCAACCAATTACCACGACTTACACATATTCGTATGGTATGTCCCCTCTACTTGGTCCTGGAGCAAGAGAATGGACTGCCACAGGTAAAATGAAGATCTTTCATGACTTGACTAATTCAGCGAGAACAGTTACACTGGCAACTGACGCATACGGAAACCCTTTTGATAAGTAAACTATGCCTGGTTTAAACGCTGGTATCTTTATGGGTACATGTAGCGGTCATGGGACTGGTGCAGGTGCTTCTCATCACCCTGGATTGGGTGGTGGTGTCTTACCTAATTGCCCCCATCCCTCTTTGAGTCCTACAGTTGTCCCTGTTCCACTACCTGCAACTAATGCGGTTGCTATTTGGCCACCTTTACCACAATTACCATTGGGTGTTGCTAAAGCAGCTGCTGCCAGAGTGTTTATCAACAAAATGGTTCCAATCGTAGATCAAGACCTTTTGACTACACACCCAACACCAACTCAGTTTGCAACAACGTCTGTTGGTTATAAATGCTTTACGGTGCGTAATACACCAGCATGGTGGTGCACACAGGGCGTAACGGGTGGTAGAGAGGCACCAGTGGGTCATGCAAGAAAGGCATTGGCAACCACTAAGAACGTTTTTATTGGCGGTGCTAGGGCAACCCGAATGGGAGACCCACTGGGTGATGGAACAACTGCATTTCCGTGTCTGTCTGTTATAACTGGATCAAGTCCAACTGTGTTTATTGGAGGTTAATTATGGCAAAAATGAAAAAATCGCTTAGTGGCGGTAATATGATTGAATCCACCCCGAAAAAAACAAGACAGGGGTCGGGTCAGCACACCAAGTATGGTTCGACTAGCCGAAATAACGCTAAAAAGCGTTATCGTGGTCAAGGTCGATAAATAAAAAGGGATAGAAACCCCTTTAAAAGTTCTGTTTTTTCATAAACGGAGGCACATGGGGTTAAATCACGTTCCTGATCACAATAAAGAGATGATGAAACAGGATTTTGGCACAACTGTGCTCATCACAGACCCAAGATCCGATTATTATCTCAACAAATATCAGGAAAATCGACAAAAGAAGAAAACTGATACATTCAGAAAATGGCGTTAAAGAAGATTACGGGTAAATCCTTTACCAAATCGCGTAAATTCGTTGATTTGATGGTTAACTTTGCCCGAAACCCATTTACAGACGATGCATCAGTTGTGAAAAACGAAAGTGCGATCAAACAGTCGATCAAAAACTTAATTTTGACTCAACCTGGAGAAAAACCCTTTCAACCTAACGTTGGATCTAGAGTTACTGCCTTACTATTTGAACCTTTAGATCCATTCACTGCGGATGCTCTTAAAGAAGAGATCATAAATACCATTAATCAATATGAACCTAGAGTACAACTTCAAACTGTTTATGTGACGCCTATAATCGAAGGTAACAAACTTAATGTTACTATCGAATATCAAGTAGTCGGGTTACCTATTGTCGAAACAATCAACTTTGTTTTACAGAGACCTGAGTAATGCAACCAAACAACTTAACAGCATTAGATTTTGAGGATATTAAAGCCTCAATCAAATCCTATCTAAGAACACGATCTGAATTTACGGATTATGACTTTGATGGATCTTCGCTGTCGTATTTAATCGACACTTTGGCGTATAATACTTATTATTCCGCCTTTAATGCGAATATGTCGATGAATGAGGCATTTTTGCCCTCATCAACGGTTCGGGATAATGTTGTTAATATTGCAAAACTCTTAAATTACGTTCCTAGATCAATTACTGCGTCTAAGGCGTGTGTTTCTCTTGAAGTACAGACTATACAAACTGCTGGATCTTATCCTTCGTCGGTAACTCTTAAAAAAGGTTCTGTTTTGTCTGGTGGTTCTTATATTTGGAATATTCTGCAAGATATAACTGTACTTGTTAGTCCTACTACAGGTATTGCAACATTTCCTGCTGTTACTGTTCGCGAAGGTTCGATTGTTAACTTCTCTTATGTCGTTAATACTTTTGCATCTCAAGTTTATAAAGTTCCTTCTGAAGATGCCGATGTTTCTACCATTTCGGTGAAGGTAAAACCTAATGAATCTTCTACAGAATTTGATCTCTACAATAGAGTAGATACAGTCACTAATTTAACTCCATCAACGCGAGCATACTTCCTCAATGAAGGTGAGGATATGCGATATGAAATTAAGTTTGGTGATGATAGCGTTGGTCGTGCTTTAAAGGATGGTGAAGTCGTACAATTAGAGTATTTGGTCACTTCTGGCGCTGAAGCGAATGAAGTTGGTAAGTTTAACTTCATTGGTCGCATGATTGATAATAATGATGTTCAATATAATGCTGCTTCGATCACTACAGTAGTAAAAGAGAAGTCCCAACAGGGTGATGGTGCAGAAAGCGTTGAATCTATCAAATATAATGCTCCTAGATACTATTCTGCTCAATATAGAGCAGTCACAGCACAAGATTACGCTATAATCACAAAAAACATTTATTCTAACGCCGATTCTGTTGTTGCATATGGTGGAGATGCCTTAAACCCTCCAATCTACGGAAAAGTCTTTGTTGTTATCAAAACAAAAACAGGATCTCTTTTGAATGATGCAACTAAAAAAGATATTGCAGCAGATTTGAGAAAATATGCGATGGCATCTATTGATCCCGTGATTACGGATCCAGATGATATCTTTATCAACATTAAATTGTTTGCTTCCTACGATACTGGTTGTGGATCTAATCCATCTGAAATTGAAACTGATATTAATGCTGGTATTCTTGATTGGGCAAAACAAACGCAAATTAATAACTTCAACTCTACATTTAGATCGACAGATTTTGAAAAAGCAGTAACACTTTCAAATAAGTGTGTTACTGATGTTTCTTTGCAGACAACAATTCTAAAATATTTAAAACCGACTGCTAATCAAACTAATACTTACTGTATTTCTACAGGATCTGACTTATACAACAGTGCCCCTAGTCAGGATGCTGGTGATGGAACTTGTAAAAAGGAACCTGTTATTCTTTCGGGAACTTTTAGAACAGCGGATAGACCTGGTGTTGATCAACAGTTTGAAGATGATGGTTTTGGTAATTTAAGAACTTTCTATAATACTGGTACTAGAAAGATCTATACAAATAATACTGCTGGTACAGTTGACTACGATACAGGTCAAATTTGTTTTGGTCCTATTAACGTTGTTGGTGCAGGTAATAATATTCCAGATTCTTCTGCCATCAGCATAACTGATTCTGTTACAGGTCTTGGTTCGATTACGGATGTAAATCAGATTCCTTCAAACATTCAGGTTCCTGTTGTGTTTATTCCTGCTAATAACTCTACTATTCCAGCGACTACTCCTGGAACAGTAATTAATATTATTACACCAACGATTACAGTTGCTCCTATTGGCACAACAACACCTCCCACAATCCCTCTAAATAGTTTGACGCCAACGGTATTCAATCAAACACCAACAACGATTGAAGTCCCACCGATCGACAACCAAGGTTCAGTTAGCGATTCCGCCTGCTTCTAAGAATAAGAGATGAATATTAATAAGGTTTCTCAGTCTATTGCGAGTCAGACACCAGACTTCATTGGGTCTGAATATCCCCTGTTTAATAAGTTTATTGAATATTATTACAGGTCGCAAGAAAAAACAGGTCTTGGACAGAACATTGTCAATAATTTCCTTCAATACCTGGATATTGATAAACTGGATATTGGAATTCTTGACGGTTCCACTTCTGTAGTAGAAGCGATTTCTGCAGAAAGTGAAACTATTGTGGTAGAATCTGTTGATCAGTTTCTGGACACTAATGGTTCTATACTGATTGGTGATGAAGTAATTTACTATGAAAGCACTACTTCATCTCCTAACATTGCTCTGAGTCCTGGTATTTCATACGAGCAAGTAAAATTAAAATGGACTACTCTTGCTCAAATCATTGATAGTTTTGATGGAACGACTCGTTCCTTCCCCTTGACTTCACAATCTAATCCGATTGGACCTCCTAGCGCACAACACCTGATTGTTAGCGTTTATGGAGAGGTTTTGATTCCTGGAACAGATTACACTGTTTCTGGAACAAATATTGTCTTCACTACTGCACCCAGAACCAGAATTGCATCTGATGACAATTCAGCGACATATATTACTTTCCTAAGTGGTTTTATTGAGAATACCATCGTCGGTGTTGATAATATCTCGAATTCCTTTGGTGAAGGTAAAACAGAATTTAAACTCACCAGAAATGGGGTGAAATATGAACCCATTGTTGATGAGTATGTAGTAGCAGTATATGACAATAAACTTTTAATTCCTAAGGTTGATTACTTCCTTGATGGTGATGTGTTTATTTTTAACACAGCACCTCTGAATGGAAGATTTTTATCAGTTTATTCTATTGAGGCACCGATTCCTTCTTTTGGATCTAATGCACTTGGATATGCTCGTGTCAATAATGATGGTGAGTTAACTTCTATCTCCGTCAACGAAAATGGAACTGGATACAAGTTCCAATATCCACCTAAAGTTTCTATTAACTCTTTTGGTGTTGGTGGCGGTGCAAGTGCAACTGCTCTTGTAAATGGTATCAAATCTTCTACTCTTCTGGATGGTGGTAAAGGTTATAGTGATACCAACCCTCCAACTGTAGTTATTGAAAATCCCACCGTTGCTGGTTCTAAAATTGCTGAACTCAAAGCAACTGTAACTAATGGTGTTATTTCTGGGATTGAAGTTACTAATTCTGGTAGTGGATATACTTTTACCCCTAGAGTAACATTCAAGCAGCCTGGTGGCGCTACACTAGGCACTCCGACTATTAGTAACGGTTCTATTACTGGAACTATTCCTATCACTAACGGTGGTCAGGGATATACTACTGCACCCACCATTTACGTTGATGAACCTCTGGGTACTAATCCTATCAGGGCAAATCTTCAGGCAGTTATTACAAATGGTGTGATTACCAGTATTAACATTTTGAACGCTGGTCAAGGTTATACGACTGTTCCTAGGATTGCTGTAGTTGATCCCACTGGTGCTCAAGTTCTTCAGACACAAGTCGATGGAGACGGACGTGTTATTGGCATTGAACTACTGAGTGGTGGTAGTGGTTATGATGATGTACCTTCTGTATACATTGTCGATAATAGAACTAATGGTGGTACTGGTGCAACTGCAACAGCATCCATCTTTAATGGTAGAATTACTGATATCAATGTTAATAACTTTGGTAGTGGATATAGTGCTGCCAATCCTCCACAAGTTGTTATTCAAGCACCTCCTCAGGCGGAAGCATCTGTTGAGATTGGTTTGAACGAAATTACAGGTTTCACAATTAACAAACCTGGTAAAGGATATACTAAAGCACAATTTATTGGTTGTGCTAGAGCTGCTAGTGGTATTACTTCTTATACTGAAAGTAACAC